GTTTACCAATTCGGGAAACTAGAAGACTTGTTGCAACTTTAAGATCCTCTTCAGATCATTTCAGAAAAAATCATGTTGGCTTTCAATCCAAGGTTGTCACTAGAGAAATTGGTACTGTTATACTAGCTGCAGGATTTTTTGATGAGACTAATCCTTTAAGTGACAAGTATGTCCAATAATGATTTAACTCCAATAGGAGAACCAGGAAATATGAATATGTCATTAGAAGAGTTAGCACAACATCAACCAAAGCCTGTATCAGATACTGATAGAAAAGCATTAGTTGGTATGGCTAAAGCCGATTGGTACGAGATTGTACAGTGGCTACAGCTTAGAATGTCTGACGCTACAAAGTGGGATGATGTGTATATTGATGTTTGGTATTCAGACTTAAAAGATTACACAAAAGCAGATGTTTTTAATGCTGTGCGTTCTTTATATGAAGACGGCAGAGTGAAAGCACCTGAGGGTTCGTTAATTGTTGCAAGACTTAAAGAACTAAATGTTCCTAAAGTTCATAGAACAAATCAATCAACATCTACTTTAGATAATTTTAGTGGTGGTGTTTGTAAGAGCGAGGGAATTCCTTGTAGTTTCATAGACAAAAGATGGGTTCCAGATGAATACGGAAATCAATCTTATTATGAAGCTTGTATGAGTACTGATAAAGAGGGACAGCTTTGTGAAGAATTAAGACCAACAGTACCAAACGAAAGTGAAGTTAGATTAAAGCCTACTAAATCTACTAAGGGTGAACTTTATCCTACATTAGTAAACATGGGTTTAAGTCTTGAGATGAAGAGAGCTGTATGGAAAAGATACCTTAAGTATCCCGACGGCAATCTTGAAGAAATGTTAAAACAGTATGGAAAGGCTACATGGTATGAATAATTGGAATTGGGAAGATGAAAACAAAAACGATGAGGATATGAATATAGAACAACTAGAACAGTTTGTTAATTCAGAACTTGTTGTTAATGGAGATGTTTTTGCAGGACATATAGAAAAAATATATAACTCTTCTTTTGGAATGGTTGAATTTATAAATGATGAATCTAATAGTGACATCATAAATTGGAACAATCCAGCACTAGATCACATAGAAATGATTGATGAAGGATTTATAAATGCTTCTATACCAACAACATTTTTGTTTGGTCAATTTAGTGAAGAAGCAAATTTTGGTAAATTAGTTTCTACTAATTTTATTCCTGAAACAGATGAAGACGAAGACCTTATTTCAATTGTGGAAAGAGTTGGAAAACAATTGTCTCGTTTATCTCAGTTACTAGATAAAGACAAAGTAGATTTTTGTATTGTTTCTTATCCTGTAGTTTTTGATGCAGGAAAAGATTGGGGAGAGGGTTACAACCCTGATAAGTTACATTTGCTTAGTATTATCTTTACTAAAGGCGGTTCTATAGGCAGAGCCTTTTCTTCTAGAAGAGAACTTACTGAAAAAGAGCAAGAGTGTGACCACGGACATAAACCTGTACACATTCAGTATGAATTACCAGGAACTGACAAAATGATTCTAACTTATAGAGAATTATTAAAAATGTGGAAAAAACAAAATAACGACAATGAAGCTATGTTGTATACAAAAATGATAAAAACATTTTTTAATACTCCAACTATCTATGACAAGTCATCAATGAAATTTGAACTGAATCATTTAGTTGATAACATTGGTGAGACCAAGTCTTTATTTGTTGGCAGTAAAGATATTTTTCACAAAGACATACAAGAAGATATTTTTTCTGTACCTAGTGATGGTTTTGTAATTCTAGAAGATGATGTTAAAGATTATTTTATAGACCAAATAAAACTTATGTTAGAAAATGGTGAGATGAATGAATCGGACTTTGAGAATTTAACACGAATTATTAAAGGACAAAGCGATACTCATTGGGATGAAGAAGAATAATGGTTTATGATTTAACATTTTTACTATTAATCATAATTTTAATTCTTTGGGCTTTTCTGTCGGGTGTAGTATTTATTTATATGAAAAGCTTAGAGCAAAAACTTGCAGTTTTTGAAAAAAGAGAAGAAATGATTCAAAAGATAGTTGAAGAAAAACTTAAAGGAGAAGACTATGAAGAAGACTGAGATAGATAAATTACATGAAGAAACAGGAATATATGCTTGGCACGATACTGACAACAAAATAGTAATGTCTGATATGAGTGTTGAGTTTTGTTTTCCAGCGAAGACTGATGTTGAAGATGCTATGAAGCAAATACACAAAGCATTAGAAAAAAGTGATTTGTCTTATAACATGAAAACATGGACAATGCCTAACTTAGAGAACTTTGAAGATATAGACGATTAAGTTGATATCTTGTTGCGAGGAAGTGTACACTTAAATAGTCGGCTTCCTTGCTGACAAGCCCTCCCATCAACGCCTATCTCTTCGGAGATAGGTGTATATAATAGAACTATGGAAGAGCCAAAGTTTAGCAAGTTTCTTGAAGAAGAAATAAAAAGGAAGAAGATATTAAAGTTACCTCCTTTGCACGAGAATCAACAAACTGTTTCAGATTCTGAAGCTCGATGGAAAATTCTTTGTGCAGGTAGGCGTTTTGGGAAGACAAGGCTCGGGGTGCAGCTGTGTATAGAAACAGCAATGAAGGGAAAACGAGCCTGGTGGGTGGCACCTACTTTTTCTATTGCTCGTGTTGGATGGCGAGACATAATGTCAGCAGGATATGACCTTGCTGATTCTATGGGTGTTGATGTCAAAATGGGAGACATGACAGTCACATTTCCTAATGGTGGATTTATTGCTGTCAAATCTGCTGATAACCCTCAGAGATTAAGAGGTGAAGGTTTAGATTTTTTAGTTATGGATGAAGCTGCCTTTATAAAAGAAGAAACATGGACAGAAGTACTTCGTCCTACTCTTACAGAAAGAAAAGGATCTGGGTTATTTATTTCAACTCCCCGTGGCATGAACAATTGGTTTTATCGTTTATGGCAAGATGCAGACGAAAGAGATGATTGGGATAGATTTAGATATTCAACAGTTGATAATCCCGAAATTGACCCTAACGAATTAGAATCTGCAAAGCAAGATTTAGGTTCACTTATCTTTGCTCAAGAATATGAAGCAGAATTTGTGAACGAAGGCACACAAATGTTTAAAGGGGATTGGTTTAACTACTATCAACCTGCTGTTCGTGGAGCAAAAATTGATGATTTTACATATGAATTCGATAAAATGCCGAGATATGCCACTGTTGACCTTGCAACATCAACCAAACAAACAGCTGACTACACAGTTATGACAGCTTTTGCTCACGACCCAAGTGAAAACAAATTATTTGTTACAGATATGCTTAGAAAAAGAATGGAAGCTCCAGATATAATTCCTTCTATGAAAAAATTTTACAAAAAAAACAATCTTGATTGGATTGGTATAGAAAGAGCAGGTTTTCAATTATCAATAATTCAGTTTGCTAAAAGAGAAGGTCTGCAAGTTAGAGAATTAAAAGCTGATAAGGATAAACGCTCCAGAGCTGTACCTTTGTCTGCTAAAATGGAAAGTGGTCAAGTGTTTTTTCCCGATGACCCTATGTGTGATTGGGTACATGAAGCTGAAAGAGAATTATTAACTTTTCCTTTAGGAGCACATGACGACATAGTTGATACGCTAGCTTATGGAGTATTAAACTTAAATAAAAGAATTAATTGGAAAGCGTTTTAAATGGCAGAAAATAAGTCAAGATACAGACGAGCTGTAGAATATCTACAAAGACCCGCTTCAAGGGAAATAGAAGGTAAAAAAAGTGTAACTTTTAATCAAACAACAGGTCAAGATGGATCTGTAATGGGTTACAACACTGGTTCAGGATTTATTCCTGACAAAATGCTTAAAGAAATTGGAGACGGTACAGGAAACTCAGCAGTAGTATCTTGTCTTAATGTTTTAGCAACTTCATTTGCCGAACCAAAAATTAAAGTTTGTAAGTATGTTGATGGCGATGTAGAAACAGTACATAATCATCCTGTTGCTGAATTGTTATCGAGGCCTAATCCATACACATCAGGTTCTTTACTTGCTCATTATATTATTACAGCTTTAAATGCAGAAGGTGATGCTTACTTATTTAAGAATAGGTCAGCTAGTGGTAGAGTCGTAGAACTTATTCCACTTATTCCTATGTATGTAAAGGCAAGAGGTAATGAAAAACAATTAATTACTCATTACGAATACTATGTGAAAGACAGTAAAAAAATAGAAGGTAACGAATTTAGAGTTATACCTGCTACAGAAATAGTTCACATCAGACAAGGTATAGATCCTAATAATCACAGAAAAGGTTTTGCACCACTAAAGGCTGTACTTAGAGAAATTTTAGGAGACGAAGCTGCAGGACAATACGCTGCTGCATTATTACACAATATGGCAGTTCCTGGAGTTATTCTTTCTCCTAAAGACGACAGTATGGGTGGCCCAAGTCAAGAAGAAGCTGAAGCAATTGCTCAGATTTATAAACAAAAGTTTGGCGGGGCTAATAGAGGAGCACCAATGATTCTTTCAGGTTCTATGGATGTGAAAGTTGTGTCTTGG